AACTCATCATGTGATAATACAGGTAGCTGCGTCGCGTGCTAAGTATACTAAGTATGAAGATTACGGTGTAATAGGAGATGACTCCGCCTTGACAGTTGCTTCTGTTTCTGAGAAGTATAAAGCAATAATGGCTGCTTACGGGATATCAATAAATCTGACGAAGTCTATCGAGGCTTCGGCAGACTTACTTCCTGCTGCAGAGATCTGTAAAAGGGTCTTCATTTCGGGTGTTGAGATTTCATCGATACCTGTTAAGACTATATGTAAAACAATTAGAGACGGAAAACTCGCAGGTCAACTACAGAACGAGCTTGTGAATAGAGATCTAGATCTCAGCCCGAACGAGTTCTGGATGTTGATGACAACGATATTGGACAACGAATCCCTACAGCTCCATATCAAGCAGAATCTGATGCCCGAAGAGATCGTAGGTTTAGTGAAGACAATCCAACCTGAAGGGATGAGAAATGCTTTACCTTCAACTTGGTTTCCTGGCGTCGATCTAAAGAATGATGACGTAGTTGAAGTTTATACCTGGACTGTAGCTACAGAGTCCTTGAAACGGCTCGATAGTTTACTTAGATCATCACTGTCGATCGCCAACTTGATAAGTATTAAGGCAGAAATGAATGATCCTGCTTCAGTGGGATCTCTTCTAGGTGAAATAACTAAGGAAGTCTCTAAACAGTCGAGTGCGGATGCACCTGAGGCTGCCGAGGCCCTGAAATCTTTACCTAAGTTGAATAGTTTCCACCCGATAACTCAAGCATCGCAGTATGAAGCTAGACGTCTTGCGGATGACCTCTTCTTGTTGGCTTCTGCAGACCAGACAATGGTTAACCGAGCTAGAGGTGGTCTGTTAGACCGCTTCCGTAATGCATTAACAGACCTATGGGAAGGGAGAGCTAGAGTTAGCCCTCAGCAAGATCGGTCACTATTACTTAAGGCTCTGAAGAATCTGGAGTCCATTTGTGTTATCAAAGGCAACTATACCCTTGATTACACAGTGGTTCTGGCTCTTGTGGGGCGTATGTGGTCAGTCCGTCTCAGTCTTGGCTCTAGAGTTTTAATCAACTCTGTTAGATCGCGTATTACTACGTCTATGGTCCAGGCGAGCATAAAGCTTGAGTCAGTAATGGCACAGGTCTCATTCAAGTCAGGGGCCACAGATGATAAGGTAATAGGTGGGTCTAATAAGGAGGCTCCTCGTCTAACATCACGTGCTCGTAAGTCTGCGAACAAAGGGGTTTCTTAGCGTCCTTTACAAATTATTCCAAAATTCATTTG